GCGACTTGGTCCCCGAGGACGGGCGCGTCGTAGGCGATCTGGTAATGTGGAACTCGCGATCAATCAACGCCCCTCGGGTCGAGGTGAACAACCTGCTCAACGACCTCGGGCTCTCGACCGAGATCGTGCTCCCCGACCCGCCCGCCTTGACGTGCTTCCGACGCGCGATCGTGAATGCCCGCCGCGGACGCGAGGCGCGCGACTTCGTGGTCGAGAAGCTCGGCGAGAGCAAAGAAGAAATTGCTTACGCGTGCGTCAAGCGGGAGATCGTCGATCGCATGATCGCGGACGGTGAGACCTTCGAGGGGAAGATCGCGTCGGGAAAGGATCTCCGCTTCGCGTCCGAGTTCGTGGCGACCTTCAAGCGGCGCGTCGCCGACGACAACCCCGACGCTCTCTCGGGAGAGCTTCTCGTGATAGATCCCCCGACAGCGGATCACCCGGTCGCCGACCGGCTCGTCGACGAGTTCCGTCGGCTCCGCGACCAGTACACCGCCGTCGACATTTCGCGCGCTTTCGTCAAGACGTTCTCCGACGAGTGGAGCGGGATCAGAATGAAGCTCGACGCGGCGTACAAGATCATTCGCGAGGAGCCCGACTACAACAAAGCCGACGTGATCATGATCACCGACGGGGGATGCTACTTGACCGACGAGTGGCTCGACAACTGGAACGCGACCCGCAAGCGCGACGGCGTGGGGGTCTTCTCGATCCTGATCGGGATCGGCGTAGAGGGGAGCACGAACGAGAGGTTCAGCGACGAGACCGTGAGCCTCGACGACGAGATAAGCAAGGGCGACGCCGACGCGACCCCGCTCTTCGGGAGGGTTTAGAAAAATGAAAAAACAGTTCGACGACATCAACCTTCGCGGCGACTCGTTGGAGAGGATCGAGACGATCAATCTGATACTTGAAAACTACGCGCGACAGGGATTCGACCTCACTCTTCGCCAGCTTTATTACCAGCTTGTTTCGAGAGACATTATCCCGAACAATTTGAAGTCGTATAACCGACTCGGCGACGTCGTGAACAAGGGGCGCCTCGTCGGTCTGATCGATTGGGATATGATCGTCGACCGGGGGCGCTCGACCAATTGGGGCGCGCACTGGGAGAGCCCCGCGGAGATCGTGAACGCCGCGGCGAATCAGTTCAGGATCGACAAGTGGGAGGATCAGCCCTGGCACGTCGAGGTATTCGTCGAGAAGCAAGCGCTCGAAGGCGTGCTGATCCCTACGTGCGAGCGGCTCGATGTGCGCTTCACGGCAAACAAGGGATACTCTTCGCAATCATTCATGTACCGGAAGGGCGTCGCGTTGCGCGAGAAGATAGACGAGGGGAAAGAGATCGCGATCCTCTACCTCGGGGATCATGATCCGAGTGGGCTCGACATGGATCGCGACGTGTTGGAGAGGCTCGCCGCGTTTGCCCGCGTCGAGGTTGACGACCTCACGTTCGAGCGGCTCGCCTTGACACGCGAACAGATCAGGCAGTACACACCGCCGCCGAACCCGGCGAAGATTACGGACTCGCGCGCTGGTCGCTACATAGCGAAACACGGGCGCGTTTCATGGGAGCTTGACGCCTTGGAACCGCGCGTTCTCGCGAAGCTGGTCTCGGACGCGGTTCTCAAGTTCAGGGACGAAGACCGATGGGACGCGGCGGTCAAGCGCGAGCGCAAAATGCGCGACGACCTCAAGGCGTTCGCGAGGGACTACCGATGAGCGGCGACCAGATCCGCGGCTGGCTTCTCCTCGCGCTCTTCCTGCGCGCGTATCCGTGGGGATTTTTCGAGGCGTTCGAGGCGTTGCTATTGACGGGGCTCCGTACTTTCGCCGCCCTCACAATTGCCACCTTCCCAAGAAAGTAGTTGGTAAATTCTTGCCAAGTGGTGAGCGGATCGCTAGGTTTGATCTCACTGGCAATCGTTCGGGGGAACGCATGAAGAGAGAGAGAGTTATCACAGACACCTCGCGCGCGCGCTTCCTAGCGTGTCCGCGGCGCTACGACTTCGAGGTCGTGCGAATGCAAGAGCGCGAGAAACCCGGCTTCTCACGCTCGCGAGAGTTCGACGATTCCGCGCGCGAAATGCTCGCCGCGTTCGAGCTACTCAGGGGATGGGGGATCGAGTATCGCGAGGCGGCGATCGGCGCTTGCGGGTCGGAGTTGCTTCGGCTCGCTGGCGAAGACGAGAGGCGACGCGAGGCGATCGAGTCGGCGCTCGCGGTCGTGTTGCGCTACGCTCGAAAGCATGAAGACGATCTCCGAGGCGTTGCCACCGACGGCGACCTTCCGATCGTGGCGCATCCGGTTTCGACCCCGCTCCTCGTTCCGTGCCGCTCTTGTGGCGGGCTCGGTTGCGAATCGTGTTCCCAGTTGCGCGAGGCGGGATGGCGCCGCGCGACCCCGTGGCAATATCGAACGGTTCTCGATTCCGCGGTTTGGATCAATGGCGAGCCCTGGCTCGTCGTGAGGCGCTTCACGGGCGGCTCGGACGTCGCCGAGATTCGGGACGGTCTAGGGTATCGCTTCGACGACCTCGGGCAATTGTGGGCATTCTCGAAGCTCATAGACGCAACCCCGCGGGGGATTCTCTACGATGTGATCAGGCGCTCCGCTCCGAGCGAGCCCAAAACGATCAAGTGTCGCAAGTGCAATGGGAGCGGGACGATGGACCCGGCGACGGGCGAAGTGTGTCCCGCGTGTGACGGGACCGGCGTCGGCGGTATCTCGAAAGCCGCGTGTGATACGGATCTCTCGACATGGTGGGAAGTCGCTCGCCGGTATCCTCACCTCGACACGGACGCGCTAAAAGACGAACACGCGGAGCAATTACAGCGAATCAGATCTCGCGGCGACTCATTCTCGTTTCGCGTTGCCCGCGCAGTCGACCCCGAAGAGATCGTCGAGTGGCGGCGCGAGGCTTACGAAGTGGCGAAAGAGATCGAGCGGTGCGAGAGATCGGGATCATGGCGGCGGAATCACCTAGCGTGCAAGGCACCGGGGCGCCGCTGTCCGTTCCGATCGATCTGCGCGAAGCACGACGTCACGCTCTCCGATCGCCTCTCCTTTGCCACAACAGAAAACCCCGCCGCTCTCGACGCGTGGCGCCCGAGGATCGGCGTCGAGATCGGGCACAACATGATCGAAAAATTAATCTATGAACACGGAGAACCACGATGACCGATAAGGCTTATTTGCCTAACGAATACTTCGCCGTTTTCTTGAAGAACGGGCTCCCGGCTTTCTACCGCTTGGAGTTGATCAAGATTTGCGGGAAGTACGCCAGCGCCGACGGCGAGATCTTCTCACCCCATCGAAGCCCCCAAGGGATTTACCTCACGTTCGACGGGGAGCGGGTGCCGACCCGTAGCGACAGCTTCGGATGGTTCGGCGATTTCAACCTCGGGGGGGATCGGGCCGAACTCAGGGATCACGAGGGCCCCCTCGGAGATCCGAAACAACTCTACACCGACAAGGGCGACGCGCTCCGCGCGTTCGTCGCGTGGTGCGAACAGGCAAAGGGAAAGATCGACGGCATGATCGCGAAGGTCTCGCCGCTAATCGAAGAGGAGCACAGCGATGATAACGACGCGTGAGGAATGGCTCGAAGCTCGACGGAGCGGGATCGGCGGTAGCGAGTCGCCCGTCATTTTCAACGGTAGGCTTTACGGCACGACGATCACGGATCTCTATCTTGAGAAGCGGAGGGTCGTCGAGGCTCCCGATATCTCGCATGTTCCCGACGTTCAGAGGGGGAACGCTCTCGAAGGGATCGTCGCGCAACTCTACGCCAGCGAATACGGGGTCGAGGTCGACGCCCCGATCGACGACATCGATCGGTGGAACCGTTTCTTCATTCGCAACTCCGAGCTTCCGTTCATGTTCGCGAACGTCGACTTCGCGGTCGGCGACGTGCGAAAGGTGATCGGGGAGATCAAGTGTCCGCGCGTCCGCGGTTTCATGAAGGTCAAGAACGAGGGGCTTCACGATCACTATCTGATCCAGGGGCTTCACAATATGGCGGTCACTGGCGCGGAGAGGTGCGTCTTCGTGATCTTCTCGGCGGAGCTGTGGAAGATGCACGTCGAGGTCGTAGAGCGCGACGAGCAAGTGATCGCGAAGATAGTCGCGGCTAACCGTGATTTTTGGGAGTGTGTCCAGAACGGAGAGCCGCCCGTCGAGCCCGCTCCCGGCGAGCGTGCGCCGATGGCGAAGAGCGACGCGCTTCCCTCCGTCGACGGAGAGGAAGTCGCGAGAGTTGACTCCGCCGATTTCGCCGCGGCGGTATCTCAGTACCTCGAAGCGGGAGACATTCTCGAAGACGTGAAGACCTTGCAATCCGAGGCAAAGGATCAGATCGTGTCTCTCATGGGCAACGCTTCGATTGCGGAAGGTGGCGGCGCCCGCGTGTATTACAAAGAGCAAGCGGGGCGCAAGACGTTCGACAAGAAAGCGCTCAAGGCTTCCCACCCCGATATCGATCTGAGCAAGTTCGAGAAAGAGGGAAAGCCGTTCCGCGCGTTCAGAATCTACCGGACCAACAGCGAATAAAGAAACCAATCCCCACAACGGAGGAAAAATAAAATGGCAAAGAACACGGGCAAGAACAACGAGAACAAGCAACAGGATCTAGCGCCAACGGGCAACGACCAGGGGTCCCCGTCGCAAGCGCTCGCGCCGCCTAGCAAGCTCGCGACGTTGCGCGACGGTTTCGCGCGAAAGCGGAGCCAGATCTCCGCGGCGCTCCCGAAGATGATCGACCCGAACCGCTTCATGCGGATCGTAATGTCGACGCTCAAGGCGGATTCAAAACTGCTCGATTGCACCACCGAGTCGATCTTTCGCGCGGTGCTGGCGTCCGCTCAAGTCGGTCTCGAACCCGACCCCGTGCTCGGTCACGCGTACCTGATCCCGTTCTGGAACTCGCGGGCGCGTTCGCTCGAAGCGTCGTTCCTGATCGGATACAAAGGGCTCATCGAACTCGCGCGTCGCTCGGGACAGGTGATATCGATCAGCGCTCAAGTCGTCTACTCTGGCGACGTGTTCGAGTTCGAGTATGGGCTCGACGAGGATCGGTTCATTCACAAGCCCGCCCTCGGTATCGAGGACAGGGGGGAGCCGATCGCGGTATGGGCGAAAGCCGCACTCAAGGACGGCGGGCGCGCGTTCGAGGTAATGAGCGTTTCCGACGTCAACAAGATCCGCGACATGGGGAACGCGAAGAACTCGAAGGGCGATATCGTCGGACCGTGGCGCGACCACTGGGATGAGATGGCGAGGAAGACCGCGGTTCGCAAGCTCGCGAAGTATCTCCCGCTCTCCTCGGAGTTCCAACGCGCCGCGGCTCTCGACGAGGCGATCGAACTCGGACACGCTACCGAGTCGTTGTTCCCCGAGATCGACGGCGAAGTGATCGACGGAGAGGCGGAGCCGACCGGCACCGCTTCCAAACTGGACAACTTGCGGAGCCGCGCCGACAAGGTCAAGGAAGGCTCTCAGGCTACCGAGGGCGGCGAGGGAGCCGAGGACAAGGGAAACCCCGAAGATAAGTAGAACGGCGACGAGAGAGGCTCTCAGGCGCGCTCACGGGCATGTCTGAGGGCTTCCCTCCGCGGGGTGACCCATGAAGACGAATTCCACTGGTAGAATTTACAGGCCGGTCGAGTGCTTTCTGTGGAGAGATCCGCGGTTTGCTTCTCTCTCGGTAGATTCAAAAATCTTGTGGCTCTACTTGTTGACCTCGCCGCACTCGCTCCCGATCCCCGGCTGGATCACGGCGACCCGTATCGACATTGTGCTCGACCTTGGATGGTGGAGCGAGGACGATCCCGACGCTCTCCCCGACGCTCTCTCTCGTTTCGTGGCGGCGTTCGAACCCATTGTCGAAATGGGATGGGCCCGAGAGGATCGATCGGCGCGTGTCGTCATGTTGCCGAAAGCGGTTCGGCGCCGACTTCCGATCTCAAGCAAGAACGTGATCGGCTGGTTCAACTCTATTCGCGAGATCCCGAAAACGGATCTTATGTCTGTTTGGGCGGTCGAGGCGCTCCGCATTTTGCGTCAAGAGTTTGGGTCTAACGATCCCCGCGTTGCCACTTTCAAGTCAAAGTTTGCGGAGGCGCTACGAGTCGAAGAGGGCCCCGAGAACAATGTTCCGAACAATGATGGCAACAATGATCGGACAATGAACCCAACATTGCACGAACAAGGGAAAGGGAAAGGGAAAGGGAAAGATCGGTGCGTGCGCCCGCGACATACAAGCGATGATCGATCAACGTCTTCGTTGTTGGGCGAAGAACGTGTTCAGGAATTTGGGGATCGCGAGAAAGGAACAAGCGCAATTGCCACTTCCCTTTTGAGTGAAGGGGAGAGGGAGATCCTCGCTTTGCTCGAACGACAGTTTGGTGATCGCCTAGCAGACATGAAGACCAAGGCGATCGCCGACCTAGTGAGAGACCTCAACGATCCGGTTGCCTATCCCGGCGTCAATCCTCTTGAGCAGATCTCGAAGGCGGGATCATGGGAGAGGGGACAGCGCCAGAAAAAAACCGCGGCGGGACTTGGACGCTTTCTTCGAGGGTGGCTCGGGCGTGCGAGCGGAGGGGCGCGACAGGATCAAAAGACAAATACAAAAAGCGGAGGCGATCCGAATTACAAGTCGCCGTCGCTTCGACCACTATCGGAGAATCAAGATTGAGCGACGAACCTCGTAAGCCACCTTTCGACATGGACGCCGAGCGCGCGATCCTTGGCTCGGTGTTACTCAACAACGACGCGCTCGCGCTGGTCCGTCACTGGATAACCGAGCGCGACTTCTACGTGGTTGCACACTCGACGATCTTTTCGGGCATGTTGGAATTGCAAGAGGACGGCGTCGGGATTGACACTGTGACCCTCGGGAGCCTACTTACTCGCAAAGGTGAACTCGCTCGCGTCGGCGGTCCGATGGTCTTCGACGGTCTCCTCGATAGCGTTGCGACAGTCGCAAACGTGGAACACTACGCTCGGATCGTTGCGGAGAAATCCGCGGTGCGTCGTGTGATACATGCGGCGCAAGGCATAGTCGCCGACGGGTTCGCTGATACCTGGGACGCCGAAGACTACCTGATCGAATCACAGAGCGCGATCTCGAAAGCGGCGTCGGCGTTTGCCGAGCGCGGCGACACTGTGAAGGAACTCGGCGACGGCATTGTTGAAACCGCACGAAGAGCAATCGAGGGGCGCGATCCCACTACGCTGATCAAGACGGGTATCTCGGCGATAGATCAATCCGTGGGCGGTCTTTGGCCCAAAGAGTTGACGGTCATCGGTGGGCGCCCCGGCATGGGGAAGAGTGCGTTCGCGCTGAACCTCGCTATCAATGCGGATCTTGCGGGTCGCCGGTCGTTGATCTTCACGCTCGAAGACGGGATCGAAAATTTTCAGCAACGGGCGCTCGCCATTCGCTCGCGCGCAACCATGAACCGAATCAGGCGGCGCGCTGTTCAAGATCCCGAGAAGCTCTTGAGCGCCGCGGAGCGTTTGCGTGAGGTGAAGATCGGGCTCAACGAAACACCGGGGCTTTCCGCTCCCGAGATCTATTCGAAGGCGGTCGCCTATCGTGCGAAGCACGGGTCGCTCGATCTTCTGATAATCGATCACTTGCGGAGAATGAGAGGGCGCGGTCAAAGCCGTTACGACAGGGTTTCTGATTCGGTGCAACGGTGCGCGGACATGGCGAAGGATCTCGGCATCCCGGTCGTGCTCCTCGCACAGTTGAACCGCAAGCTCGAAGAGAGAGAGGACAAGCGCCCGCGCGCCTCGGACTTGCGGGAGTCGGGAACAATCGAAGAGGACGCTCGCGCGATTTGGTTCCTGTATCGACCGTGGGTTTACGACCGAGATGCCGACGAGCACGAAGCCGAGTTGATCGTGTCGAAGAGCAATCACGGATCTATCGGCACGATCAAATTGTGGTGCTCCATGAGCGAGATGCGCTTCTTACCTTGGGCCGGGATTGGAACGACACCCTCCGATCCCTTTGAGGGTGAAACGCGGGACATGTTTCCCGGCAGCAACGGAGATGACTATTGACCGACGTCAACAATGACTCAAACGCAACGGTGCTGGTTTGTCAGTGCCGATCGCTTTCCTTCGAGGTTGTTAAGGCCCGCAAGAACTCGATCGATCTCAAGTGCGCCAAGTGCGGGCTTCCCGCGTCGGTCAAGGCGGCGGGCGTCAACTCGACACCCGTCGAGCAGAGGATCGCGGAGCGCGCGTCGCGGAGCGGCGTCGTTACGTGCGGAGTGCCGAGCCCTAAGAAAAAGAAACCGAAGGAAGGCGACCAGGGGGGAGCCTCGGGATCGCTGTCCGAGCGAGGCATGAAGACGTTTCGATTTCTTGTCACCGCGGAACAAGCGGAGACCGTCCATCGCGCGCTCGAAGCGATCCGGCTTCTCAATTTGCGCGACGAGAAATTCCGCGCCCAAACATATCAGGCTCACGCGATCGAATACCTCGCGGCGGATTTCCTCGGAGGTGTTCCCCCGCTGATCTTGGATCTCATGGCGGCGGCGGAGGAGCGGATCGACGAAGAGATCCAGGCGGCGGAAGAGAGGGGCGAGCCGCTGAGTGCGTGGAAGGTTCGCCGAATGAGAGCGGCGAGTCGTGACGAGTTGGCGGAGGAAGTAACAAAGCGGTTCGACGGAGCCGTGGAAGAGGACGAACCCGCCGACCCGCAAGAACCCGAGGATGAGCCCGACGAACTCGACGTCGTTCCCTTACGGGTCGGAGGGGGAGAGCAACGGGACGGCGGATCGGTATCTGCAAAAGAGGTCGATCTCTCAGGCGATGGCGAGGAAGTGATCGAGGTTGGGGAAGACTCGGGGGATTACTACGACAGCGACGAGGACGCGCTCGAATCCTCGGACAACGACGACGGGGGGAGACTGTACGCGGCGGTAACCGCGGCGTTCAGATCGGCGGCTGGCGGCTTTCTCGTGAGCGTGGGAGAGACCGGGCTCGAAAAGGCCCGCTCTCATTGGGACGCCTCGGGGGGATATCTCCTTTCGATTATCGGAGACCCCGACACGGCGACCGAAGACGGAGAGGTTCCTCGCGTCTACGTTTGGATGGAGGGCGACGAGGAGATCGAACTCTCCGAGGAATACGCGAAACTGGTTCCCGGTGGCGAGCTTGGGGTTATCGAATTGGTAGACGTCCCCCATCCCGATTGGGACGCGCCAATGGTGGCGGATACAAGGGAGGTGCTATGAGCACGGACACGGACAGGAAAAAAGGGAGAGCCTTGCCGGACGTTTCGGAAGAGATCCTCAAGGCTATCGAGGAAGAGATCGCGACGCTCAACAAGTGGGAAGAGGCGGCGCCGGATGTGCCGTCAAAGATAGCTTGCGTCGAGGCGCGCGCCCGTCTCAAGGCTTACGTCGCGGCGCTGATCGTCGAGGCAGATATCAAGGTCGTGTCGGCGGTGCGCTCAATGGTCGCGATGGACTCGGCTCGCGCTCGCGCTGGCGCGGGGATCGGAAAACTTCTCGGCGGCATGGCGCCGACCCGCAAGGACAACGATCAACCGGCGAAGGCGAGCGAAGGGGAGAGCGAGATCGGTGAAGGTCCGCAAGACTGATCGAGCGATTCGGACGTGGTAGAATCGGTCGCGGAGGTGATAGCTATGATCGGAAAACAAGTCTCTTTCACGGGGAAGCCCTTCGACTCGAACAACGCGTTCGCGTTGCGCGGCAACCTCTACGACATCGGAACAAGGGTCATTCGTTGGACTGATCCGACAGGCTTCAACGGCTACGAAAAAAAACGCGCGGTTGTCGAGGTAGAGAACCGCAAGACCGGGAGGGTGACCCGCAAGGTGATCAAGGGGGCGCGCTACTCAAAGCGAGCCGTGGTCGGCGACGGGCTCAACAAGATCTCGCAGTTCTTCATTCACCATACG